TTTCCGCCAAGGCTTGGCCGGGGGAGCCGCCCGAACTTGCGGAACTGCCCCCGCCCGCGCCGGGAACGTGGTCTTCCACGGTCTTTTCCCCGACCCGGGAGAGGAACTTCAACACCGTGGGGTGGCTGCCCATCCCGGTGGAATCAAAGAACTCCTTGGTTTCCGGGTCTCCGAACTCGCGGAACGCCGTTTGGGCGAGGTTGACCTTGGCATCCCATTTGTCCCCCCACTCTGCGCGGAGGGAGGTGATGGCATCCTCCTGCGACTTCTGTTGGGCTTGCATGGTTCCAACAACCCCACCGAGGGCGGTGGTCTTGTAGCCCTCGAAAACTTCCTTGGCTTGCTTGGCGGTGAGTCCGGCCTTGTGGAACACTTCCAACATGGATTTTTGCAGACCGTCATCCCATGAGACCCCTTCCGGGATGTCTGCGGGGCGTTCGATCTTGTAACCGTCCGGGGTCTCCGGGCGTCCCAGCTTGGAATAGAACTCGGTCCACTGCTCGGGCTTCCAATCCTCGCGCGGGGCGGGAATCTTCTCCGTGCCCAGCATCTTGGACATCTCCACATAGGACTTGGCGAGGGCTGCCGTGTCCTTGAACTTGGTGAGGTTGGGGTTTTCACGGAGGTCTTCCGGAATGCTGGAACGCCAGTCGGCAGCACCGCCGCCCGCTGCTCCGCCTGCCGCGCCCGCTGCTCCGCCTGTTCCAGCCGCACCTGCTCCGGTCACACTGGGGGCACCGCCCGCCGCACCGCCGCCCGTTCCACCTGCTCCGCCGCCGTCTCCGCCGTCGGGCATGGAAAACCCTCGGGCCATGAGGAATTTACGATTCATCTTGGTTGTCCTTTTGTTGTTGGTTCTGAAGGGCTTCCGTCATGGAAGATACCTGTTTTGGATTGTCCTCCCCGATCATTCGGAGGAGGGAAAGGGCTACGTCGCGTTGACCGTTCCGGTAAGCGGTGAGGTCGGGGCGGCCCACCACGAAGGTGGACTTATGCAGTTGGCAGGAACGGCAAATCTCATCCAGAACCTCCCGGCCCTCGGGAGTTCCAAAGACAATTCGGAACTTTGCTTTGAGCAGTGCGCGGCGGAAAAAATCAATCATATCGGAAAGGAAAAATTACTGGCCCATTCCGCCCGCGCCAAGGTCTTTTTGGGCGGCGGCGATGTCACGGATGGCACCCGCAGCCGGGGCAGCCGAGGCTGCCATCTGCTGCATCTGCTGCATCTGCTGGGCTTGCTTGCGACCATTGCGGATTTCTTCGATCTGCTCCGCACCCCGGATGATGCGCCGGGAGACCCCGCGCACCTTCGCCATCTCGCGGGAGTAGGCATCCCAATCAATCGGGTCAAGGATGGAGGGGTCCACCTGCGCGAATGGAACGAGGTCTTGGACAAACTGTTGGATCGCCATGGCTTTCGTGCCTTCCTGCGCCCGTGCGGCGGGGGAGACGTATTCCAACCGAATCTTCTGCCCTTCCATGTTGGGGGGAAGCTCGGGCATCAACCCTGCGCGGGTAGCCGCCCGCGCCGTCCGGCGCACCATGGGGGATAAAAGTTCGGTGTGGATTCGGCCAAGCATGGGCGACATGTTCCGGAGCTGGTCGTTGCGGAGTTCCGCCACTTCCATCTGGGTCATGCGCTCGGTCTTCCGCCACATTCTCATCAAATCGACATAGAACGACTGCTGGATATGCTCTTTTCGCCTATCCATCAAGTCCACGCCAATATCAATTCTGCCGGGGGGAAGCTGGGTGATCGGGTCGGAACCCGGTTCCTTGAAGATAAGACCGTCCGGAACGGTGCGAACCGGAAGGAGGATTCCATCCGAAGGAACTACCATCGGGGGTGCCACCGCTTTCTGCGCGGCTTGGATGACGGTCTTCGCCATCGCGTTGATCATTTTGATGTCCGGGAGGCAAGTCATGGCAGGACCGCGACCGTAGGCTTCCCCGGCGACCCGTTCCCACCGGGCAATGTGGTAGGGCATTTCATGGAACCCGGATTCCCGGACGATCTTTTTCCCATCACAGGAAATCCACAGGGAGCGGAACGGCATATTGGTGACAATCGCCTTCGACATGTGCCACTTCACATCCTCGCGCGGGAACACGGCATGAACGAACTCCCATTCTTTTTCCGGGTCTTTGGCATCCCGAATTTTATCCGGGAGCTGGTCTCCGAACATCTGCTGGGCTTGCCGGGTGGTGAACATCTGGGAGCGCATCACCGTGTCCACCAGACCTTCATCGTTTTCCTGATAGACGGTATGAGCGAGGGGGTAGGTCCGGAAGATCGGGCGGCGGGAAGCCACGTTCCAATCTTGGAAGATGACGAGGTTGCCGAACGCACCGAGGTCAAGGAACCCTTCATGGAGAACGGGGTTGAGGTTCGCTTCGGGCTTTGCGTACAACCAGAAAACGATGTCCGACGCCAGTTCCAACCATGCGATCACTTCTTCGTTTTCAAGAAGGGTGGGGTCTTCCACCGTGAACTGGAACCACCGATCCGTGGGAGGGGTGACGTAGGAATGAAGACCTGCTGCGAATTGATTCAGTGACCACAGGGCGGTGCCATCGAAGATTCGGTTGTTGCGCTTCGCACCTTTTGTCATTTGGGAATTGTTGAAGTCCGCCGCCGAAGGGCGCACCAATTCGGTGACCTCCTGCCAGTGAGAATCCCACGTTCCGCGATTATTGCGGAGGGTTTCCCACCGTCTCAGGACGGCGGTGCCTTCATCAATCCCAAGCAAGGACATGGGAAATTACGAACCCCCAAGGGTTGCTTTCTTCACCGAGGTGGCATTAATGCCAGACCCGGAGGTAAGAATGCTTTCTTTGGTGTTCTTCGCGCCTTTCATCCGGACGTTGGGAGCGGCGTCAGCTTCCAACTTGGTCGGCGGCGGGGGCGGAGGGGGCGGCGGGGGCGGAGGGGTGGAACCACCACCTCCAAAATAAAAGGGTTGGACGGGAAGGGGTTTACGGACACATGCCGGGTGTACCCTTTCAAAGATTGCGATCATAGGCTTAATCTCCTCTCGATTGCTAGTGAATCCGCCTCAACCACGTTGTATCGGTCAAGCCCGGTGCGGTTCCAAGCAATGGCCCGGTCCCACCAGCCAACCTTACGGCGTGTGGCGTTCCATGCAAGCACTTTTGCAGCTGGAACCACCCCAATGAACAAATCCACCCAGATCGTTCCACCATCTGGAACGAGGTAATAGGGTTGCTTGGCCGATTTTTTCGGGTCATCGGTGGGCCGACCCAATGCCAGACCGACGACCATCCCGGCCTCCGTCTTCACCACCATGGCGAGGTCTCGGTGGGCAAAGAACCCCAACCACTCCCGAACCCTCTTGGACCCCCATTTGCGGGTCGCCGGAACGTGCGCCTCAATGAACGGGGCGGTCTGGTCCACCTCCAGTGGGTCAAGCAGCGCAGCGGTCAAACCGAACCGTTCAATAGTCGTCGGAGGAGTAGGAGTGGAATCAGAACATGTCATAGGAACTTTCTGCGGTGGAGGGGAGTTTGCGGTCGTCCTTCCGGAACCGGGCTTCCTTAAACGACAGGGCGAGGTAACGGAACGCATCTGCCGGGTGGGAGGTCCAATCATGGTAGGGTTTGGCGAGGAAGACCTTTCGTTGCTCATCAAAGTCTTTCCGGTATTCCCGGAGGGCTTGGATTCCACGGGCGCATTTGTCGGAGTCGAACCAGCACCGGGGCAAGATATTCCGAACTGCTTCGATTCCATCCTCCAGCGGCATCTTTGGAACGACCCGGAATTTGATTCCAAGGTCGCGGGCCACCTCCAGCCGGGATTTCCCAGTTCCAAGTTCCTTCACCGTCAGGTCATGCGGGCCGAAGTTCATCCCATAGGCGTAGGGTTTCTCCTTCAACACCTTGGCGTAGTGCGCCAGACCTTCCCCGCTGTTCTCGTAGTAGTCAATAATTCGGATAGTCATGCCGTTCGACTGGAAGAACCAGATCGAAGTGGCATCCCCCATCCCCAAATCCCATGCCGTATGCACCTCAAGGTTGGGTTCCCACGGCACGTTGCAGATTCGCTTATCGGCATCGGCGCGGGAGATCGCATCCGAGTAATACGCCCCCACCAGAGGGGCATCGAAGGAGCAGTAATACTCCTGCCGGATCATCTCATCAGGCATCCCGGAATCTCTATCCTCCGCGATCAGTTCCAGTGGAACCGCCTTGGAATCCTCCACCGTCAGCACCTCGGCAAACCAGTTGGGGTTCGACCTCGCCATCTTCAGCAGTTCCCACCCATGGTTCTGACCGCGCGGGGTGTAAATAAAAATCGCCCAGCCACCGTTCTCGGCAAGGATCGGGCGCACAAAATCCCATGCCCTCGGGTCGGAGATGGAATACTCGGAGAAAACAATACCCACCGGGTTGGCACCCACCAGCCGGTCCGGCTCATCGGACCCCACCACCTGATAAATCGAACCGTTGACGAAGGTGACCTTCATCTCGTTGTTGTTGGTGGTTTCAATCAACTTGTCAGGGAAGTGGTGCAGGAACCGCCTTCCATCCTTGGTGAACCCT